CTTCTTACAGTCTATGGTGGTGCTGGTGGTTCAGCCTCCACTGGAGGTGGAGGTGGAGGAACAAGTAGTGTTGGTATTGCTGGTGCAGGTGGGGGGTTTGATGGTGGAGCAGTAGGTAGTGGCTCTGTTGGTGGAAGTTCAGGATTTGGAGGTGGAGGTGGAGGGAATCTAAACTTTATAGGTGGTTCCGCTACTTTTGGCGGAGGAGGCGGAGGAGGTGCTACTGGTGGCAATGGCTCTGGTGGTGGAAAATCATATTATGGCGGTGGCGGTGGTGGTGCTAATGGAGGCACTCCAACTGGTGGTACTTCTGTTTTAGGGGGAGCTGGTGGAAATGGAAACGATACAGCCCCTACTGCTGGCGTACAGCCTGGAGGTGGAGGTGGAGGAACAGCCAACGCAGCTACTTCAGGAGCAGGAGCAAAAGGTAAAATGGTAGTAACAACATTCTTTTAATATGAAACAAGTAGAAATAAAACTAAATAACTTCTCAGGTGGAGTCAGTGATGACCCTAGACAGAAAACTGATACAGGTTTTATAATCTCAAAGCATTTTGATATATTTTCTAATCCAAATCGTTTAACTCCTTATCGTTCACTTGAAGCAGATACACATGACGGGGTTACAGCAACAGGAATGAAACAGTATTTTGTCAGAGACTTTCTATACGCTAGTGCTTCAGCCAAACTCTTTGGACTAGGACAGACCGCAGGAGGGCTTACCAAGATAGTACAAAAGGCAGACGCTACAATGGGAAACTGGACACTTCCAGCCTCATCAGAGGGCAATGGAGCAGTAAGAAACGGGTGTTTTGTAGAGTACAAGGACTCTCTGTTCGGTTTTCAAGGAACTAACCAAATATGGAAGTATAGTCTCCTCTCAGGAACTCCTACCATCTCAAACAGTGCCTCATCAACAGGGGCAAATACAATCACATCAGTTGCTCAAGGTCTGATATTCAATGACTACCTATATTTGCCATATAACAACAGAATTTGGAGGGCAACAGACGCAACAACCTTTTCAGATGGATATTTAGTACTTCCAACAAACTTTAAAATAACTTCACTTACTCAGTTCGGTAAGTACATTGCTATTGCAGTAGCACCTATTTCAACATTCAATGGTGTATCAAAAGTATTTCTATGGGACGGCACAGCAACAGAAATTCAAGAGAGTATCGACTGGGGTGAGGGTGAACTTAGAATACTTGAAACTATCGAAGGTATGCTTGTAGGTGTGACCGATAGATATTTAAATAATGCAGTAGGAGCAGGGCGAGGTTCAATGATTATACAAGTATATTCAGGAGGTATCCCACAGGTCATAAAGGAAGTATTCACAAAGAAGCTCACAGCCAAGACTATGCCACTATCAAAGGCAGTTAAAAACAATAGACTCTTTTTCGCAGCAAAGATAATGACTAACGATGCAGGGACAGAATATGACGAAGGTATCTGGTCTTTTGGAAGAAAGAACGTCAACTACCCTTTTGCTCTAACTCTTGATGTGATAGACGAAAGCATAAACACTTCTGGTATTCAAGCTTTTGGTACAGCAGGTAACTTCTTCTTTATAGCTCACAGTGCAGATGGTTCAATCGACAAGACAGATGACACCGCAGCGTACACATACTCAAGCATTCTAGAGTCTCAGATAATCGACTTTGGAGATGTAGACTCTGATAAGCGAATCGAAATACTCAAAGTATCTTTCAGAAAACTTGTATCAGGAGAAACAGTGACTTTGAAATACAAAGTAGATGACGCAACAAGTTGGACCACAATAGGTTCAGTATCAACAGTAGGTGAAATATCGAGGTCATTCACAGGTATTGAAGCAACAGACGTTAACTTTGCTTCAGGTAGAGAGTATAAGTTTCAAGTAGTAAGCACTGGAGGAGCAGAAATCACTAGCCTCACATTAAGGGCTACAATTTTAAGTAATATATAATATGAACCCAGAACTACAAAAAGTAATACAAGATATTAAAGACCTCAACGATGAGATTTACAAAAACAACTTCTCAGCTTCACAGGACTTTACAAAGAAGTCACGATTTATTAACCGCTTACGAGTCCCTGTCTACTCAGCAGACCCCACAACAGGTGAAGTAGGAGAGCTGATTTGTGTAGCAGGCAAGTTAAAAATTTGTTCGTCAGCAAATACTTTTACAATTGTCGGGACACAATCTTAAAAATGATATAATTATAATAATAAAATGCCAGTTACAAAACAAGGTACAAAAACAAAAGCAGGAATAGTAAACTTTAATCCAAACACTGGAGCTAAGCTTTCACAAGGGCAATCTGTCACTGTGAAAACAGGTGGCAACACTTACGGGTCTAATGTTTCAAGAAGGTATGACTCTAAAAATGTATCAGGGGGTGCCCAAAGCATAACAAGTGCAAATCTAGCATCATCAAATCCGATACAACTACCAACAAAAAAGGTAGGAGAAAACCAGATGGGTACTCTTATTGGTAACAATCAAGGGCTTGCTAACCCTTCAATGGGGCTTATAACGAATCCAACAGGAGGTCTTGAGTTTACACCGCCACAAGTAGAGAAAGGTGCTACAACAAACCCTGCTACAAGTAATTTTCAGTCATACCTCAATTCAATACAAGGGCTACAAAACAACAAACCAAGTGCCACTGATACATTCAACAGACTAGAAAGACAATCAGGCTTAAAACAAGCAGAAAGAGAAGTACAAAACTACACAGCACAACTAAACACCATTACAAGTACTGCTCAAGCTCAGGCTTTATCTTTAGAAGGACAAGGCAGAGGGCAAACAGGCTCTTTTGTAGGCGGAGAACAGGCTCGTATCTCAAGAGAGGCAGCCATTCAAGCCTTACCTATCCAAGCTCAACTAGCAAACGCACAGGGCAACAAAGAACTTGCACAAACACACTTGGACACAATGTTCAAACTACAAATGCAAGACGCTCAGTCACAATATGATTACCAGACTAAAGTACTGGGAGCAGTGTATGAATTTGCGACAACTCAAGAAAAAGCAAGGCTCGATGAAATGAAACAAGAGAAAGCAAATGAATTTACTCTTAAACGAGATGAGGCTTCTTTTACTAGAGATAAGTTTTTGAAACAAATGGGAATAAACGCTGACATGGCTATGTTTAATGCAGAACAAAAGGCAGAATCATCACCCTTATATGGTGTTAGTGAAAAAACTGTAGCAAAAATACAGTCATCCCCCGAAAACAAGACAATAAACGGAATACTACCAGCCCTTCAAGCATTAACAGCTTATAGAGATGCTATAAATAAACATGGAACGGGAGCGGTGTTTAGTGGTACAGCAAAAGGAGAACTTTCAGGAACTTATGGAAATGCTCTTTCCGCATGGAAAACACTAGCAGGTCTTGGTGCTCTTTCAGGAGCAGACTTCGTACTCGCAGAGAACGCAGTACCTGAAATTGGTGTTTTTAAAAGAAATTCTACATCTATCGCAAAGATAAATTCTTCAATAGACATTGCAGTAAACCAAGCGGATTCTTTAACAAGAAGACTTTCTAATAGCTATCCTGGTGCATCTCCTTTACTAGAAAAACAATTAGATGACATGAAAGTTATTGCCTATCCTGATAAGTTTACAAGAGGACCCGATGGATTGGTTTATGAAATAATTAAATAATTAAATAACTATGGCAATTAAAATAACAGCAGCAGAATATGAAAAGAGGTTCGGGCAGAGTGCTTTTTCTTCTCCTTCATCAAGACCTAGTTTTTTGGCAGATGCTTTTTCTGACGTTAAACAAATCGGTACAGAAATAGGAAGCTCTTATGGCTCAAGACAAGACAATATATCTACGAGCCTGTCCGCAGACCAAGGACTTGCATCAAGGACATTTCAAACACTAGGACAAGGGTTTGGTTTTGTTGGTGATATTGGAGGTAGTGTACTAAAAGGGGGGCTAAAAGCTGTACTTCCACAAGGGGGTGAAGATGCTATAAAAAACACCATTTCATCGGTTGCTACTCCCATAGTAAACAGTGGAGCAGTACAATCACTAATGGAAAGGTATAACGCACTTCCACCAGAAGTAAAAAGAAACCTTGATTCTACCTTAAACATCGGAAGTTTGTTAACAGAAGCTTTTGGAGTAGGTACTGGTGCTAAAGTAGCAAAAACTGGTGTTAGAGTAGCAGGAAAAGGAATAGTTGGAGCTGGTGGAGCTGTAAAAAATACAACGTCAGGAATTGTTGATATAGCAAGACCCGCTATGAATGCTGTTAAGAATTTACCCTCAAACCTAAAAACAAACGCAGAATCAATGAAGTTGTTTGAGCAATCTGTAAAGAAACTACCACCAGCTGCACAAAACGCAGTTAGAAAGGGGGTAGACATCGAAGACCTTACAAAAACATTAAGTATGAACGCATCTCAAAAACCAGCCCTATCAAAACTCTACACAGGGGTTAAAGACTTTGCAGCAGGTAAAACTAAGAACAACCCTATAGAAGCCGTAGGAAAGCCAGTAGTAACAAGATTAAATATATTAAAAAATCAAACAAAAGGATTGGGAACGCAACTTGATGAAGTAGCAGGAGGTCTCAAAGGAAAAGTGGTTAAAGGAAGACAGTCTGTTGTGGACACAGTTGATGCGACTCTTGCTAAAATTGGAATATCAAAGACTGACGAAGGGCTTGATTTTGTGGGCTCAAACTTGGAGGGTCTAGGAGCAGATGAGAAGATAATTGGGAATATATACCGAAGACTACAAGAATCAACTGACGCTAACGACTTGCATCGTCTAAAAAAATACATAGACAACAATGTGAACTTCGGGAAGACATCAGGAGGCTTTACAGGTGAAGCAGAAAGTCTGATTAAAGGATGGAGAAAGACAATAGATGGACGGCTTGATTTAGAATTCCCTGCATACAACAAAGTGAACACAGAACTAGCTAACAGGCTAAAACCTATAAACGACCTTAAAAAGTACATGAAATCTGCTACTGGACTTGATGAAGACTTAATGAATATGAGTGCTGGACAGTTGATGAGAAGGATAGCAAGTAATGTACGTTCTAACCCAGAAATACGACAAGTATTAAGAAACTTAGACAACGCTACAAAAGTTAAAGGAAAAACATCAGGGAACATAGAATCTCTTGTAGACTTTTACGCTACTCTTGAGAAATACTTCCCAGAGATTGTAGGGAAGAATACTTTTCAGGGTCAAATCAAAAACGCCCTAGATACATCAGGAGGCTTGATAGACAAAGCAACAGGTATATTGAAAAGTGTAGCAGGACAATCAGAGTCAGTGAAAAGAAAAGCCATCACAGACTTTCTTGACGATTTTTTCAAATAATCAATGAGTAATAGCGAATAAGAGCATGAAAGATAAAACTAAAAACGCATACAAAAAAGCTAAACCAGGGGAAAAGACGCAAAGCAATAAAAATATTCCAAGTGGTACCATTTCAGGAATATACAACAAAACAAAAAAATAGTCAATTTACTTTATCCACATACACAAGAATGTTATAATCAAACAAAATGCTAGACAATAAACAACTTAAAAAAATAGCACGACTCGCCAAAATAGCCGACAAAGGTGAAGTTGCCATAATTGAAGAATTAGATTCAATAGACGAGCAATTAGAGGCACTACAGGGCAAGGTAGAGAGTGCTCTATCTATCTCAAGCAAAGCAAAGAATGGCATACAAGGGGTACAGGGGGTGCAAGGAAAGAATGGAGAAAAAGGTAAAGATGGAGTAAACGGAAAGAATGGAGAAAACGGGGAAGATGGGCTTAACGGTGTGAATGGCGTTAACGGTGCTAATGGAAAAGCAGGTAAAGATGGAAAGAATGGCAGGTCTCCTCTGATAGGCTGGGGTGCTCATCCATTACGAGTAGAACAAGCAGGTGTTATGAAAACAAAGGTTGCAAGAACTTTAAACTTTAAAGGTACAGGGGTTCCCACGATTACTCAAAATGCGAACGGAACAACAGAGCTAAACTTCGCAGGCGGTACTGGGTTCAGTGGGGAATTACTTGATTCTACCTCTACAGCGATTGCGGTGGTTTTAAATGGGTTAATTATCAGCACTTACTTTACTCCAGCAGCAGGTTTCCTATTACAAGAAGATGGATTTTTCATATTACAAGAAAATGGAGACAAAATTATATTATAAGATAAAAAAATAAAATGGCAGATTCAAAAATAAGCACACTAACTAACTATACTACCCCAGCATCAACAGACGTTCTTGTTATTGTTGATATTGGTGGTGGGACAGTAACAAAGAAAATAACTTGGGGAAATCTTTTTACCTCTCCAACACTCATTACGCCCGCTCTCGGTACTCCAGTTTCAGGAGTGATGACAAACGTCACAGGACTACCAACAGCTGGACTTGTAAACAACGCTGTAACAAACGCTAAAGCAGCCCAGATGGCTACCAAGACATACAAGGGTCGCACCTCGGCTCTTACGGGTGATGCAGAAGATGTGGCTGTGGCAACTCTTAAAACAGACCTTGTACTAGTCAAAGGAGATGTAGGTCTAGGAAGTGTGGACAATACAACCGATGCGGGTAAGCCAGTATCAACCGCACAGCAGACAGCACTCGACCTCAAAGCTAACTTAGCTTCCCCTACTTTCACAGGCACAGTTGTTTTACCTAACTCCCAAGCTCTAGTAACTCCAGTATTAGGTACACCTACATCAGTAACCCTTACAAACGCTACAGGGCTTCCTATAGCTGGTCTTGTAAACTCCACATCAGCAGCTCTTGGCTTGGGTACCATTGAGCTAGGACACGCTACAGATACAACAATCGCAAGAAGTTCGGCAGGAGTAGCCACTATCGAGGGAGTAAGAATAGACACTGTTGCCACAACAACCGAGGTATCAAATGCCACTCCTGCCCCTGCAATAACAGCAACACGACACACGCACACTATCACTGCTTTGGCAGCGGCAGCAACCTTTGGTGTTCCAACTTCTTCTATAGCCCTTACAGACGACAACACCTTACTGATAAGAATAAAAGACAACGCAACGGCTAGAGCTTTGGTTTGGAACGCAATTTTTAGAGCGTCTTCTGATTTGGCTTTACCCTCAACTACAGTGGTTAGTAAAACGCTGTATTTGGGATTTAAATATAATGTTGCCGACACTAAATGGGACCTACTAAGTTTATTAAATAATATATAAAATCATGGATATACGAATTTGGATTAGCCCTTCCTTGTGTGGCTGTGAAATAGAAATAAACGCAATGTGGGCTGTCGAAGCCATCACTGACGAACAGGGTCGAAAGGTTTCGTACCAACACCCTGTGCCTTTTACAGTGCAAGGATTAGAAATTAAGAATGTTTGTGCCGACCATCAATCAATCTTATCCCAACCAATAGACGAGACACCTTTCCAAGATTTTAATACAGACGGAACATTAAGACCACAACAGCGGGGCTATCTCAAACTTCCTATTGCTGAACCAACCGATGCAGAAAAATTGTATGTCGGTATGTATTCTATCCGAGGGCAGAAATTTATCCCAGATACTTGCGAATGTGAAATCTACGAGATTGTAGAGAATGGAGTTATTCGAGCAGAAAAGCATCCAACCCAAACAAAGAAATGTGAATGCCACGAGGATGATGATGACCAACACACCGAAGTATATAAAGAAAATATAGAAAAGAGTAAAGCAATTAACGCAGTTATGGAAGCTGAAACAAAGCTAAAAGCAGAGGATATCAGATTCTCATTTGACGAAGACAGAAATCTAACACTAATTATTAACGATACAGAAGTGCAGGATATAACTATATTACAAGATGCTGTAGACGATGAGCTAGGAATTAACAAGGTACGAATAATGTAATGGCTTTCCCGTACACCCAAACAGGACAAAAGATAAGTACCGTAAGCCAGGGGGTAACCGTATATGGTTGTTTTGGGATGGGAGGACTCAACAATCCAAGTGCTACCGAGGCAAATGCTCAAAACACAGTAAAATTTGGTTTTACTGCAACAAACTTTAGAGTCTTCTTGGCGGCCAATACTCTGTCTGGTAACCTGGACATCACTGTCAGAAGAAACACCGCTGCTGGAAACTGCACAGTGCGGTATCTAACAACTGTCACTGGAGAAAAAGAAGACCTAACAAATACCGATACGTTTGTTTCTAATGACATTTCAGCAATCGAATATAAGGCTGCTGCTGGAACTGGAAGTAGCCAACCTCAAACTATTCAAACAGTCATAACTCCTGCCACTACTCAAGGAATTACCTATGTCTCTTCTCGCCCAGGAATTAGAGCTTTCTCCACAAATAATCTCGTAAACCCTATCCAGATTGGCGGTGGACTAGAGGTCGCCTTAACTGAAACTCTTACTCAACAGACTTTCAGAGTAGCTGGAACTATCGCTAACTATGCCGTCAGATGTAGTGCCAATACCAGAACTGCAAGTGATGTAACTTGTGGTATCAGAAAAGCTGGTGCGAACGGAAACAGTCTAGTTACTTTTGCCACAGGAGCAGAGTACAAACAAGACACCACAAACACAGATACTATTACTAGCGGTGACTTGATAAACGGGCATACAACCTTAGGTGCGAGCGGAGGAACCTTTAGCCAAACACTACAAACTTTCCAGTTTACAGCGACAAGCGGTACAGCCATTCAATATCTTGCAGGGGGTCAAAGTGCCTTTCCTGTGTCGACTACAAGATATGTAGCACTATCTGGTATTCCAACACAACAAGCGACCGAAGCAAACCAGCAATCAAAAATATATCAACCAGCTACGTTTAATTTGATGAGAACCTTTGTGGGTACTAACACTCTTACAGCAACAAGTACAATAACTTTCAGAAAAAATAGTGTGAATGGTAATCAGACTTACACCTATACCTCAGCAGAGGTGGGATTTAAAGAAGATACCACTAATACAGACACAGTAATTAGCGGGGATAAGGTTAACTTTCAAATAGCAACGGGTGGAACGGGCACTTCTATAACTGTAGGAACTTGGGGAGTAAACGCCACTTATCCAGCTGGCGGCAATTCCAATTTCTTCTTTTTTCATTAATTAACAAAAAACATGGGATTGTATCGCGGTGGCTTAATGTAATCGTGGTATAATATATACAAAATGAACTTTATTACTAACAACCTCGAGACTTTAATTTTATTAGTCATTTCTTTAGTACTTGGAGCTGACAGACTCCGCATCGGAGGTGCTTCAACTCGCAAGCAAATCTCAGACGACTACAGAGAACGAAACGCACAGCTTGACGCACAAATAACAGAGCTGAAAAAACTTCATTTAGAAAACGCAATAGAGCTAAGTGCAATCAAGGCAATGTTATTAGAAAAGGATAAGCATATCGAATCTTTAACAAAACTAATTCAAGGCAAAAACCCAGAAATGGAAAAACTCCTCGAAAGAATCAGCGAGTCAAACAAAGCAATGATGCAATTTATGGAAAAGGTAAACGAAACTCTTGTAGTCAGTCATAGGGAAATGAAGTATCAAACAAACATGCTTGAAAACACAGCGAAAAGAAACAGTAAAATAGACGAAGCATCTTTGTCTCACGATGGAGAACCAGCACTTATCCCTAATGAGTAAGTATCAACTATGAAAAAACTACATTACATTCTTTGGACTCCTATCGTTGCAGACAGATGCCGTATGTCTTACACACACGACTTCGATGACTACCCGTGCAGAAAATGCAACATGAACGCCTATTCTTTTGGACAGACACTTATTCATAAAAATGTCGCTAGGTTATTAGTAGTAATATTATTGATTATTATGTGCTTAATTATATATTAAAAATGAACGAAACAAATACATATAAAAGACTAAAGAACAACTCTCGTACAAATGTACCCGACAAATTGATAATTCATCACGGTGGTGGAACTGATTTGGAGCCACTTTTAGACACTTCAAATCATACAGCACAAACAATGGAAGCATGGCATTTGGCAAAGGGTTGGGACGGACTTGGGTATCAATATGTTATCCATAAAAACGGAGACATTTGGCGTGGGAGACCCGAACACATACAAGGTGCTCATGCCTTAGGTCAAAACTCCGTTAGTATAGGTATTTGCTTATCAGGAAACTTTGATGCCACATTACCTACTAAAGAGCAGGAAAACGCACTGATAAAACTTATAACCGAAATACGAGGGCGTTATCCAGTGATAGGGGATAAGATATTCCCTCACAGAAAATACGCAGTCAAATCCTGTTTCGGCAGAAAACTATCAGATACTTGGGCGTTAGACTTAATGAAACAAAAGCCCACTTTAAATAAAGACACCATACTGAAAAAGGTCGAGGAATTAAAAACCTTAATAATAGAATTATAATATGTCAGACAAATTTGCATTTCTTACATCAGTTCGTTTTTGGAATCTTGCGATTGTAGCAATCGTGATTGTTCTTAAAAAGAATGGGGTGCTCATTGACGATTCTTTGGTCACTACAATCAGTGAAATAATCGCTCTTACACTTGCAGGATCAACAGTAGTACGCACAGCAGATGTACAAGCAGATGCTAAAGTAAAAGCAGCTCGTGTATCTCGTGAAAATTATTAACTTAAATATATGGTAAAATAATACTCAGTAGTTCCCATAACTCTATCCGCGGGGACATTATGGTTCTTTGTTTGGCTCCTTATCATAATTTTTTTACGCACTAATAATAATTTAATACCTAGATAGACAAGAATTCCACTATTCACATAGTGGTTTTTTTGTTGATAGTAGTATAATTATGTAAACAAGCCTGTACTTTTTACAATCTAACCCCCATTACGATGAACATGCCACTCGAACCACAACGTGCTTGCTGCGATTCGTGTCATGAGTACCTCAGCTTTGCTGAGCCTCGTGAAGCCCACCATGGGCGAATCTATCACCCTGACTGCTGGAAAAAGCTCCGAGCTCGCCAGATGAAAGCTTTGCTCGTGGCGAACTCCTCAAGGCTCTCCACCCGATTCAAAGTGAGGTGAACCGTGGACGCACCACTGTGGACTATCAGGAAGCACTACAAAGAACCTGAAACTACAGACGAGATGGTTTTTACAAACGGTATTATATATATCGTTTGTAATGGTCATCGCGGAGGCTTTGATTATGTTCGCTACCTGTTGGTAGGTTTCATCTGGGTAGATAACCCAAAGTCTTCGGACTTCGACTCCGCTCGCCTCTGTTTTCCATTTGCACAAAATGTGTTCGTTGAAAGCAGGTGTCCACAATGCCTCTCCTACCATCGCCCAAGGATCGCCGCATGAAACGCAACAACGGCAGGCTCCGTACATTCCGCAGTCGTTATCGCTTCTCTCACCATGGTCGCAGATACTAGGAGGCATCATGCGTCGCCTGAAAGACATGTTCTCGAATGCGATGTTGAAATTTGAACTTTGTATCATCTTCATACTCGTTGCATACGCTATCACTAGGAGGTGATACATTCTAAGAGTCAGAGCCATTTTTTGTTCTGGCTCTTTCTCTTTGATATACTTTAGTAATGGAAATAACACTTAAGGGAAATCCGCAATCAACTAACCACATTTATAAGTCCGTTTGTCGTGGGAAATTTGCTTCAGTTTATATGTCACAGCCAGGAAAAACCCTAAAAGAGGATTATGGGTGGCAAATCAAGTCACAGTACAAGGGTAAACCTCTCACAGGAAGCGTAGATTTGAGGCTAGAGCTGTTTTTTGGGGATAAGAGGATAAGAGACATAGATAATTATAACAAGCTTGTCCTAGACGCTTGTAGTGGCTTGCTTTGGATTGATGACAGCCAAATCGAAAGCCTTTTAATAATCAAAAACATAGATGTTAAAAACCCAAGAGTAGAGCTTGTAATAAATTAGTTATCCACAGTTTTACTTGTGCAACTTTTATTCGTTTTCGGTATAATAAAGATATGTTTCAAAGCCTTTGTAATATTAAAAATTTAAACGTCCCTACGAGTTCAACAAAGGCTCTCGCGGGGACTTTTGAGTTTTTAATTTATGGCTAATCCACAGAAAGAAAATGGATTTACGGCGATAGCCAATGAGATTTTAGAACAGTTAGTAAAGACACCTTTACTGGGTGCAGAGTTCCAAATACTATTGTTTATACTTAGAAAAACTTATGGCTATCACAAAAAACAAGACCGCATATCCTTTACTCAGTTTGAGAAAGGTACAGGTATTTCTAGGCAAACTATCAACAAAACCATTAAAAACCTCATTACAAAGGGAATGATAGTAAAGATATATTTACCAGAAGGCAATATCGGCTATACCTTTATAAAAGACCATGAAAAGTGGGTAGTAAAGACGCATTTACTAGTAAAGGGTAAGTGGTCTACTAGTAAAGACGTATTGACCAAAACTAGTAAAGACGTATTGACACACAAAAGAAAGAAAGAAATAACAAAAGATATTGTCGCAAGCGACATTCCATTTTCTTTAAAGGAAGAAATTAAAAAACTAGAAGATAACCCTAGAAGGGACTTAAATATAGTCGCTTTATATTTGGACCACAGAAAACCCGACCTACAGAATACTGCACAATATGAGAAAGCACTCAAACGACACCTAAAACCAGCTGGAGAATTAAAACCATTTACAGATAATCAGATATTAAAAGCCCTTGATTATGCTAAAAAAGAGTACAAAGATGTATACACATTAGAAACATTGTTAAAGATACTAGTAAAATAATATGTCAAAAATAACAAAACAAGAAGAAGAAATTGAAGAATATAAATTTCCAGAATACACAAATCAAGAGTTGTGGACACTAAACACACTGTTAGATGAAAAATATAATGGTGGAAATAAAATTGACGATATAACAAAATGGATGGCAGACGAGGGAGCGGTAAATAAATATGGAGCAGTTGTTGTTACAGGATTTTATTATAAGTGGATATACCCGAAAGGCGGTGGAGACAAATTTAGTTTCCCATACCACGACTACCCAACTAAATATGCTTTACTCCAAGACAAATTAGAAAAGGCGAACAAACTCTTAGGACGTAAAGAGTTCGCCCAGAAGAAAGAATTGGAAGACTTAAATAAATTAGCAGAAAGTATGAAGCCTAACTAAGTTAATAGTTATCCACAGAAAGGCGACTTGACATCTAAAGGCGACAGGTATAGACTTTAAATATGGATAAGCGAGGGCGAGACAGTGACGACTTTCTCTACCCTTAGCAAATCCATATTATAAACTAACCAAACAATTTTTATGATAAACATTTCATACAAAGGCACAGCAAAAGGATTGATGAAGTACATCGCATCTTTGATTGAAGAAGAAGAGGGAGATAAAGGTTCGTGGACAGACAGGTCGGAATATGACAAAGACGGAATACCTAACGAATAATTTTATGGATGAAAAACTAGAAGACTTGAAAGAAGAATTTGAAGACAGTAAAGAATCTTACCTAAATGCAACAGAAGAACTTCAGGCGGCAACAGATTGGTTTGCAAAAAGAAAACAATATTTTGAAAAAGACTTAAAAGCATTAACAACATACGAATTAAAAAAAGAACATGAGAACAAATAAAGAAAATAGAGACGCATTTTTTATCGGAGTATTCCTAGTTGTCGGACTAGGACTAGCACTTTTGTTTGGATAATATGAAAAATATATACAAAGCACTCGCAAGGTTCCAACAAGCTGTCCCAGTAATCCACAAAGACACTCAAGGATTTAATTATAGCTATGCAGACTTACCAGCTATTTTTGGAATCATAAATCCATTGCTTGCCGAGAATGGACTAGGGTTTTACCAAGCGGTAAACGACAACAAGATAAAAACAGTATTGTTCCACATAGAAAGTGGAGAAACTATAGAAAGTGAAACCAACATTCCTCAAGGAGTAGTCCTAAACAAGATGAACGACTTTCAGGTATTGGGTTCGTCAATTACTTACTTGAGACGCTACGCCCTCTCCTCAATGCTTGGGCTAGTTACAGACAAAGACACTGACGCAAGCGGTGAACAAGCACCAAAGGTCGGCAAGACAGCAGCCTACAACGCCAAGAACAAAGCAGACCAAGAAAATGGTGTAGACCCATTATCAGATGACTTAGACCTATAATTTTATGGCAGAAAACATATTTGCAGAAGGAGTGAACTTTTATCGCCCAAATGAAAAAGCCCCAGACTTTATCAAAGGGCAGGTGGTGATAATAGTTTCAGACCTACTAAAGTTCCAAACAACCCACAGTTTGCCCGACAAAATACGCTTTGACTTAAAGAAATCAGCTAAAGGCAATTTGTACCTTTCTTTGAACACTTATAACCCGATGAAGAAAGAAGACGGAGAAACAGAGGTCGAAACGAAACCAGAGTCCCCTTTCTAGCCCCAAAATGCCCCCAGGTAAAGAAAAAACCGAAGAAAGCACCATTCACCCCAAACAGCGAACTGAACTCCAGAATAGGGCAATTCACCTTTACCTAACCCAAGTGGCTCATGAACTACAAAATCAGGGTCAAACAATGCAAGACGTAGTAAAGAAAATTAACAAGGTCGAAATTAAACCAACAATGCACAACTTGAAAGAACTTGTTTGGAGAGAAATTCAAAAAGTTCACCTGGGAAAAGAAAGTACAACATTCTTAACCAAGCACGAAGTCACCGAAATATACGACATCATGTCCATGTGGCTATCCAAGAATTTTGAAATATCACTTCCCTTCCCAGATAGTAAAGAAGAAGCACCATTAAAATGACAATCCTAGACTATTTAACAGCACAGCCACAGGCAAGAGAAAGAGCAAACAAGAATCGGTGCATAGGAAACTTAATCCAAATGAAATACTGGAAACTTGCAGAAGTAGACAAGGCTATGCTCGCAGACATTGTCGGTCAAGTTTTAACAATGGATAGGCAGTGGAGAAAGTGCCTAGAAGATAATCCCGAACTCAGGGGCAGTGACTACAAAGACAAAGACACATTATCGGAAGCTAAGAAAAAAGAACTCGGATATTAAAATGAGAGCAAACATATACACAGAGAGAATAAACGTACGCTTTAGTAAACCTGAAATGGCATTAGTAAAAAAAGCCGCCAAGAAAAGAAAAGTAAAAATTAGTAAATTTATCAGGGAATCAGCATTAGTAATGGGAATAGAACACAAATGAAACCAATATCACACGCAACATTATTAAGAAAATCACGCAACGCTCGCAACGAAGAGCAAATAATGAAACTGGCACAGAACGATAGCTTACAAGAATGGAGCAAAACAGAAACTGTCCCAAGCCCAGCCTTCGTAAAGCAACCAAAAGTAAAGTGGTCGGTCTTTATGTGGAATGTTAGCAAGAACGCACTTGACCAACTTAACCCTTAATTAAACATAATGGTAAAAGATATAAGCTAATTAAAGAATAAAATATATGTCAATAGAATATTGCAACAAGTGCGATAGCCACATAGATACAGATTTTAACGCTGAACATTTTGACGAAGAAGTAAATGGTTGTGAAGATTCTTTTGAAGCAGAAGAAACAAAGACATTTATCGGGGGATTATTAGGTAACAACTCGCAAGAGGAATAGATATATGAAACTACAAACACAAGAGGAAGCAAAAGCACACCTATTAGGTAAGATAGCAGGAATAAATGAAATTAGAATTGCATTTTGGGGTATTGGTTACGACAAAGATGAAACAGCATTGAAAGTAAGAAAAATTACAAACGATAAAATCTTTGAATTAAAAGAAATTCTCGAAATTGATTCTTTAGGTGAATCTATGTTTTCTGATGCTGTAAGTTTACTAAAAAAGATAACTAAGGACTAGCCACAAACTACCGATTGTTAAGTAATTAAAACATTTATCGGGGGATTGTTAGATAATTAAGGAATATATATATGACAAAATGCAATTATTGTAAAGAAGAACATCAATTAAAAAACACAGGTTGCTACAACTCTGGCTACTACAACTCTGGCTACCGCAACTCTGGCAGCTACAACTCTGGCTACTACAACTCTGGCTGGTTTAATACTGATGAGCCAACGATGCGTTTCTTTAACAAGGAAAGCAGTATCAAGTATTCAGATTTTAATGTTCAAGTGTACCCAGACTTAAAAATTTGTGATTGGGTAGAACTAAACGCCTTACCAATAGACGAGCAAACAGAAAGTGCCAAGCAGATGGGTGGACTTCTTAAAACTCTAACCTATAAAGAAGCTTGGGCTGAGTACTGGAATCGTGCAAGTGATAGTGATAAGAAATGGTTTCAAGAATTGCCGAACTTTGACGAAAAGATTTGGGAAGAAATAACGGGTATTAAACTAAACGCACCGCTTTCTCTTTCTGGTAAAGAAGTATCAGTAACTATAGATGGTAAAACTTACAAAGCCATTATTAACTAAAAATTAAACCTATGGAAAACAAAGACTGGAGAAAAGAATTCGATGACTTATTCGTATCTAAACACGTTTTTGGTATGGAATCTTTGAACTATGGTGTTTCTCCAAACGAAATCAAAGACTTCCTCACCTCCAAAATCGCACAAGCCATAGCAGAAGATAGGGAGAGGGTGAGGGAGGAGATAAGCGCACTAGACGGACACTACACGAACGTCACGAATGAAAAGGATGTTTACGAGCGAGGGTTCGCAGTAGGATACGACACTGGGTGGAATGATGTCCTTCTGAAACTTCGCACAGCTCTTTTATCCCCACAACAAAGTAATCCGAACAAAAATATATGAAAATAAAACTATGGACAGCCGTATGGAACAAGCACGGCAGAGAAGAAATGGGGATTGAAGATAAAGATTTAGACAATCCAATTATCTCTCAAGACCCAGAGTTACACGGATTGAAAATGAACGTATCAAAAAATAAGATAGGGCGACCTAAAATGCGTGATGTGGAGATGTTCCCATTCTTTGAAACCAAAGAAGAAGCGGAAGTCTTCATTGACCTAAATGACCATTGGAGAGCCGTAAGTGTGAATGTTGAAATACCAAACCTCATAAAAGTCGACAATAATAAATAAAGATATATGACCAACACAGAAAAAAGATTAGAGGAGTTTGAGGAGACGAAGGCATATCAATACTTAAAAGTAGCGGGGTTTTCTCTTGAGGTTAAATCCTTCCTCGCCGAATCAATCACACAAGCCATAGCAGAAGAAAGAGAGAGGGTGAGGGGGGAGATAAATATATTGGAATTGAAACCAGGAGACTATGTTGTATTTAATGGAGGGCTTCAAGTTAAAAACAACAGCACAACAAACGTACTAACAGTTGAATTACCCAAAGAATACAAAATAGAACCATTACCAGAGAACAATAAAGATATATGAATATAAAAAGAACACTAGACACAGTGAAAGCAACTTACGACATAACGGGACTTTCAAAAGAGCAGTTCGGACATCTGCTAGCTTGTTATGAAAAACAGTTTTATATTTACTGTAACAAATATCCTGAAAAAGGTGCAGATGAATTATTAGATAAACTTCGTGAAATGAAAGATAGCGACACTTTAATTATATGACCTACACAGAAAAAAGATTAGAGTTGTTTGATGTTTTTTTAAATAGACTTACAGATGAGAAACCAGGATTGCATACTAAAAATTGCCGAGGGCATTTACACGACATAAATTGCCCAACGGTTAAAATTAAAAAAAACATTAAAGCCTTCCTCTCCGAATCAATCACACAAGCCGAGCAAGAGATGATGAAGAAGGTGGTGGAGATAGTGAACTTTATTGATTACGATTTTCTAGCAGACTTGTCCAATGAGGAAAAATATCCAGTGGAATATTCTATCAACTTTGAACGCAAAAGAATACGAACTGCCCTCTCCTCCCTAGACAAACCATTAACAGATAATAAATAAATATATATGAAAGAAGAAATAGAAAAAAGAATAGCTGAACTAAAAGCACAAAATTCCTCTAATTATTTTACTGGAAGTATTGAGTCTGATTTAGAACACGAAATGAAGATAAATAAATTAGTAGAATTACTATGGCTTTTTAATAATTAATAAAATAAATATATGACCAACACAGATAAAATCTTAGAATACACTATGTACGATTTGCGAGGTGAATGGGCTAGTGAAACAAATAAAAAGGAAATACTATCTCAACTAAATAAAAAGTTAAAAATTAAAATCGCACAAGCCCTAGCAGAAGAAAGAGTGAGTGTGGTGGAAAAGGGTGCTGGCGAGGTTGAGTGGAATAAAAAAGAAACTATGCAGATTATTATAAAAGACAACGGAACAGCACTGGCTACTACATGGGAAGGATATTATGCTACAGACGTAAAGTTGCCAACAATTGCTGCTGCTGCTGAGGGGGTCTTCTTTAACGAAGAACAAACCAAAGCAGTTAACGCCCTTGTCTCCACCTCAATCCAACAAGCCATAGCAGAAGATAGGGCGAGGGTGAAAAAAGCTTTTTTAGCTGGGTACGAACAAGGAGTAACAGTTCAAAAAAGTTATGTAGATTTAATTGAGGAAGAAAAAGAAGATGTAGATATTGTTTTAGCTGACATCCTCTCCTCTCAAGACAAATTAACAGATAAAGAATAAAGATATGAACCTATAATGAGACAAGAACCAAAGAAAAGGGATAAATGTTATTACTGTGAGAAATGTATTTTTAGCACTCAACCCAAGCACAGAATAAAAAGAGAGTACGCTAATCATTATAAAGACCAGTTCGCTCACATAGGTTGTAACAAAGCTAATAGTATTGCTTTGCAAATAAAAAAATATGAAAATCATACACAATAATCCTAAGGAAGTTATCATGAACGCGGTGGATAAGTATTTAGACTTTATAGCCCCTACTTATGGACCAGCAGGTAAAACTATCTTAATAGGCTCAGACGGAGTAAAGGCAGTAGATGATGGAAAGATTGCCTCAGAACATTTTGAAGTAGAAGATGACTTTGAACAGGCGGTGATTGAGTACATAAAAGATACTACTCAAAAGACTAACGAAAGAATCCAAGACGGTACAACTACATCAGCAATACTTATGTCCGCTCTTATCAAAGAGATTTTTAATACTAAAGGGCACAACAAAACAAATATTGTTGAAGTAAAGAAAGGATTGCAAGAAGCAAAAGCCTATATAATAAAGAAAGCTAAAACTGTAACAGGCAAAAAAGACCTCCAAGAGATCGCGTACAGTGCATACAATAACAAAGAAGTTGCAAAGATAATAGCAGAAGTAGTCTTTCAAGTAGGAGTAAATGGAATCATTCACATAGAGGATGGAGCAGAAATGACCACTAGCTATGAACTAGCAGCAGGATTTGAAATACCAACAGGCTATGTGTCTACCCACTTAATCAATCGTGGGGATAGTGTATTTCTAGATAAACCCTATGTCATCATAGTAAATGACGCACTTAACTCTATCCAACAGGTAATGCCTATCCTTGAGCTGGTGATGAAGTCTAACAAAAAAGAGTTTGTAATCATGGCGGACTCATTCGGAGACCAAGTACTAAGCTTAATCGCTGTGAACAAAGTCAATGGAGTATTTAAACCTTTATTGGTAAACAACGCAGGCTTTGGAGATGAGAAGTATGAAACCTTAAAGAAAATATCAGAACTAACAGGAGCTAAGGTACACGACCTTAAACTAGGAGCTATAACAAAGGAAGACTTCGGGCAAGCTAAGTCAGTGAACGCTACAAAGAACACAACGTCTATTATAGGAAACAAAATCATAGAAGGTGGCAAATCTGCTGTTATTAAAGTAGGAGCACCAACAAAGAACGAGCAGCAGACAATCAGAGAGAAGATAGAAGACGCTGTGGGTGCAACTAAGATAGCACTATCATCAAAGTATGGTATAATAACAGGAGGAGGTATAACGTATAAGAACATAAAAACATCGTCACCAATTTTAAACAAGGCACTAAAGAAACCAAGAGAGATACTAGAATCCAATGGTAAAGAATTCCTAAAGGAAGTATACGACCCAGCAGAATCTCTTATTGCATCACTTGAAACAGCAGTAAGTATAGCTTGTGGATTAGCAGAGATAGGAGGCATCTCAGTAGTTAAAAGAATTAAAGAATGATATGGAAGAAGAAACTGATATAGAAAATATAAACTATATAAATAGTACAGTATGGGCAACCCTGAAGAAATCTTCTATTCATGGTATAGGGGTATTTGCTATAAGAGACATTCCTAAAGGGACTAAGTTATCAGACAACAACGTCACAGAACCTATTAATTTAAAACACTTTACATTTAATAAAAAACAATTACGTCTAATAAGACCAGAAATACTTAATCTTATTTTAGACAGAACTATTTTCCCAAAAGGAATTGAAGAAGTTACTATTGTAAGCCCTAACAGTAATTATACGTTGACAGCTTTTTGTAATCACTCAAGCGAATCAAACTGTGACTCAATATATGCTATAAAGGACATAAAACAAGACGAAGAAATACTAACAGATTTTAATAGTTTTTATCCTTTAGATGAATTAACGCTTAATCACATGGGGTTTTTAATAAAGACATAATATGGCATCATTAGACGCAGAAAACGTAGCGAAAGAGGTATTGGATACTATTGGAAAAGGCAAGAAGGTTGTTTTAGGTGAAATCATAAGAAGAAATGGGTACGCAGATAACACAGCAGACACTCCACAATTAGTAACTGAAACAAAATCATATCAAGGAGTTATTGCACCCTATGTAGAGAGACTAAAGAAAGAAAGGGATAGAGCATTTGAAGCAATGTCTATAAAAGACTTAGATGAAGTACAGTATGAGGACTTAGTGAGAGCAACGGACAGTCTTACAAAGAACATACAGCTACTAACAGGAGGAGAGACTGAAAGAATAAGAATGGTTATACTACCAAGCGAACTTATAAACAAAAATGATACTCCATGAAACTCAAAAGCTAGTAGCAATTGATACACACCGTTTTAGAGTAGTGAATTGCGGTAGACGATGGGGAAAGACCACTCTTGCTATTCTTGAAATGGTTGCTAAAGCAATATACAAAGACGATGCAAGGGTTGTATACATAGCACCTACATATCAACAAGCTAGAGACATAGCATGGAATGAATTAAAAAGAATATGTTTACCTATATCATCAGCAATTAACGAAGCACGTCTTGAGATTACAGTAAATACAAAGAACGGTGGCTCATCGCTTATCTGGCTAAGAGGTTGGGAAAGTGTGGAAACACTACGAGGACAGAAGTTTGATTTTGTTGTAATAGATGAGATAGCTAGTATGAGAAACTTTTGGTTAAACTGGCAAGAGGTATTGAGACCAACACTAACTGATAGAAAAGGTCATGCTTTGTTTATATCAACACCAAAAGGATTTAATCATTTCTATGATTTATATAATTTTACAGACGAGGACTACAAGTCCTTTAATTTTACAACGTATGATAACCCTCATCTACCAGTAGAGGAGATTGAGAAAGCAAAGAAAGAGCTACCAGAGGATAGATTTGCTCAAGAGTACATGGCAGATTTCAGAAAGAGTGAGGGCTTAGTATATAAAGAGTTTCAAAGAACATTTCATGTATTTAAAAATGCTCCTGCTAAAGAATGGATAAAGACATTCGGAGGACATGACTTCGGTACTAACAACCCTTGTGCCTCAATAACTATTAAGAAAGATAGAGACTCAAACTATTATGTATGGGACGAGTTCTATAAGTCAGGGCTAACAGACGCTCAACAAGCAGACTATGTAGCATCTCTTAAATGGGATGAGTGTTATCCTGACCCAGAAAGTGCATCAGGCATATTAGAGTTTAAAAAGCGTGGTATCAATGTCCGAGAGGTTATAAAAAACAAAGACTCAGTTCGAAACGGTATCAATGTAGTTAAAGAACTATTTAAGACAGGAAGACTACATATACACGAATCATGCAAAAATTTAATATATGAGCTAGAGACTTATGCATACCCTGAAAGAAGACCAGACCACAACGAGGAGGAGAACCCAATAAAAGAAAACGACCACGCTCTTGATGCTCTTAGGTACGCAATATCAATGCACAACACTCAAAGAGACTTGCCACCAGTCTACAAAAGACCGCACGAACAAAGAAAGAATCCTGCTAGATAGTTGTATTTATTATTTGTGGTATAATACATTTAAATGAAAAAAACTAAACCAACCGTTTTCAATCTAAAAATCACACTCGCAGGGAAAACCCTAACAGGAGAAGGGGACACCGCTCTCGAAGCTCTTAAGTCAATCAATCCACCTCTTAAGATATTTACTAAGGCAGACATTGAACTTACTCTTGGTAAAAAGAAGATGAAGCAAACATGGCAACCCAACAGAGTCAGACGGTTATTCTATCCACTATCACAGGGCATATTATCAAAGCAATTAGAATATTTATTGAAATGAAGCCCAACTATGCGATAATGACTGAAAGAATCGTTGGCGATGTGAAAGTTGTTGAAGTAGACACAAGCAAAGCAACATATCAAGGGATAAGCTGGAGAACACTAGGTGATTTTGGAAAGAGAAAGCTAGAGAATATGCTTGTATTAGAACAAAGAGAAAGAGTTAAGATTTTATATGTTTAAACCATATGCCTTATACAGACAAACAAAAGAATAAAATAATATAAATGAAATTCACGCCATTAAACAACCGAATACTTGTAAAACCAGACGTTGTACCAAATGAGACAAAGAGTGGTATCCTGCTTGGTAATGTAAGCGAGAAGCCAGCAACAGGAACAGTAATAGTTGGAGGACAGCTTGTAAAGGAGGGTGACAGCATCCTTTTTTCTAAGTTTGGGTTTGATGAAACAGAGATAGACAAACAAATTTATTATGTGGTCGCAGAACATAACGTGTTAGGAATAAACTAATGGAAGACCAAGACAAAGACATTTTCAATTACATAGTGGCTCAAGAAGCTAACTATAAACAACCAATACCAATAAATGATGTATGGAATTGGTCAATGAAAGACCACATCAAGACCAGTGACCTATACTTGAACTCACAGTTACTAACAGGCAAGAGTGATTTTAAGCCTGTAAAGAACATTACACGCCCTATTCTTAATCTTCAGCATAGAACAGAAGACTTGGAACTAAAGGATGTCCAAATCTATGTGGATAGCCCTGAGTTATATCACCTCTCCTTTCTTGTTAAGAAATACCACGATGACATCTTCGTTCAAGAAAATGACCTTGATACATACTTTGATGAACTCAATGTCTCTAGGATAGACTTCGGGGGTGGACTATCAAAGAAAATGAGCAAAGCTAGACCAGAGCTAGTACCTTTGCAGTCTATTGCATTTTGTGACCAGACAGACATTCTTTCAGGTCCTATTGGTATCAGACATTATTTCTCACCAGACCAGTTAATGGATATGAAGAAAGTGGGCTGGGGTGATGAAAAGAATGGAGCAACCATAAGCGTAGAGGAACTGATTACATTATCTCGCTCAGAGAAGAAGAACGACAACACCGATGGGCAAATAGCCAAGACTACAGGGCGGTACATTGAGATATTTGAAGTACATGGGAACCTGCCTAAAAGGTTTGCAGACCCCACAGATGACTCAGGAGAATACGAAACCCAAATCTTTATAGTTGGTTTCTATCAAAAGAAAGGAAGTATGGATAAGCAAGGAGTCACACTATTTACAAAGGCAGAAAATACAAGCCCATTCAAGTTTATTAAAAGAGACCCAGTGTATGGGCGAGCATTAGGCTTCGGAGGTGCAGAAGAACTGTTCGAGGCTCAAGTGTGGATAAACTATGACATGATTCGTATGCAAGCTATGTTAGACGCTGCTTCGATAACAATCCTTAAAGCTATTGGTCCAAATAGTCAAAAGGTAGCAGGGCAAAAGCTAACAGACCTTGAAAACCTTGAAATATTAGATTTAGGAGAGGGTGGAGACTTGGGGCAAGTTGATACATTCCCAAGAAATATGCAGTTGTTTGATAACTCAGTCCAGCAATGGGAAGCACACGCACAACAAATGGGTGCAGCTAATGACGCTATTATGGGAAACAGCCCAGCATCAGGAACACCATTCAAGCTACAAGAGCTTGTTACATCAGAAGCACACGGACTGCACGAATACCGAAGAGGACAGTTTGCTAAGCACATCGAAGAAATATACAAAGACTGGATTGTCCCACATATCCAGAAGAAAATAACAGAAGGGTATAAATTCCTATCAGAGCTATCACTTGAGGAGTTGCAATATGTAGGAGAAATGCTCGCAAATAACGAAGCAAACAAAAGACTGAAAGACATGGTACTAGCAGGAGAAGAAGTTACACCAGATATTCAGAAAACTATGATGGAACTTATCATGTTGGACTTCAAGAAGAAAGGGAGTAAACACTTTATAGAGATACTCAAAGGAGAATTTAAGAAAGCAACATTGTCAGTGAAGGTATCAGTGAAAGGTAAGACAAAAGACTTAGCAGGAAGAACAGATAAGCTAGTCAATATCTTTAGAGAAATTATCGTTAATCCAGCAGTGCTAACAATCCCAGCAATCGCTAAGATATTCAACGACATCCTAGAGTCATCAGGACTAGACCCAGCAGACTTCTCAGGGATTACCAAAGAGCAATTACAAGCAACACAGCCTCAGCCAACTGAGCAACCTGTAACACAAAATACCGATGGACAAGTCAGCATTTAAACTAATAGCAGACAATAAAAACCTCTTTGACTTATTAAAGCTTGCGTTGCTTTCTAAGTTTGATATAATTACAACAACAGACACAAAAGATGACTTAATTCTCGGACAAATACTAAGGTCGAGTCTGACAGGTAAACAAAAAATAGAGGAGCTTTTTAAAGAAATAGAAGGCTACAAAACAAAAGCACCAGAAGATATAAAAATAAATCAAGCTAGATAAACAAGGTTATTCTACCTTTCAAAAGGGAAACTTAATAATTATTCTTTTAATAAAGAAAACAAATAACAGTTATGAATACTGAAGAAAACAATCAAAACGAAGAAGTAGAGACACCAGAAGTAGAACTAGAGCTTGAAGTAGAGGAAGAAGAAAAAATAACCATGTCTAAGTCAGAATGGGAAAAGTTTCAACAGACTCAAGGCTCACTCAAAAGGCAAGTCAAGGAACTGAGAAAATCCAGTGAACCTAACGAACCTAAAGAGACTTCATCAAACGAACTGAATGACACACAGCTCAATTATCTAGACGTGAAAGGTATATATGAGCCTGAAGACTTAAAAATTGTAGAGACCTTTGTTCAAAAGACAGGTAAAAATGTCCGAGAAGCTCTCAAAGATGATTATGTCACAGCTAAACTTTCCTCTAATAAAACAGCCAGAGAAGTTCAAGAAGCAATGCCAAGCGGAAGTAAGCGAGGAGGTAACCAATCAGGAGACCTAGCCTCAGCAGTTGCGAAGTACGAAGCAACAGGAGTGTTACCAACAGACTTTAAAACAAGGTCAGAGGTTATCAACGCTTTTGTAAGCAAAGGACATAACAATAAACCAAGCTGGCAGTAGCCTCAAGTTCGTTTAATTATTAAGAATTAAACAAACAACAGCTCTTTAACAATTTAGGTTCATGGATTGCTTTATGAAGCGGTATGGGATATAATTATCTTATGCCAAAAGGAATTTATCTTCACAAACCAGAAAACTATCCACCATCTCGCAAAGGCTCTAAGCTCTCAAAAGAACATTTAGAAGCCTTGAGAGTCGCAAACTTAGGGAATAAACATTCTCTAGGGAAAAAGGATTCAGAGGAAACTCGAAGACTTAAAAGCGTAAACTCAGCAAGACATTGGCTAGGTAAAAAAAGACCTTTAGTGTCTAACGAGACTAAGGACAAGATGAGTAAGTCTCTGAAAGGTCACAAGGTTTCTGAATACACACGACAACGAGTGAGCAGTCTTTCAAAAGGTAAGTTTGGGAGACAGCATCATTGTTGGGTAGAAGATAAAAAAAGACCGCTCCAGAAAGCAATCCGTGAAATCTTTAAGTATGTAGAATGGAGAAAGACCATATTCACAAGAGATAATTATACTTGCGTGTTATGTGGGACGACAGGATATGTAGAAGCAGACCATTGCCCGACTCGTTTTGTGGATATATTGAAACAGAATAAGATTGAAACTATAGACGAAGCAATAAAATGCGAACAACTATGGGATACAGGAAATGGAAGAACTTTATGCAAACCTTGCCATCTTAAGACTATTACTTGGGGACGAAAACCTAGATTGCAAAAGAAATAAAAAACAATATGGCTTAACCTCAGGGTCATATAAAATCTTCTCTGATTGACTTGGAAGTCCAGAAGTGGACGACAGGGCGGAAGCGAAAGCACCGTGAACGACTAAGCGAGAAGACACTGAAAGGTGAAGCGATAGTCTGCTCTACGATATAACAAAAGAAGTCGTAGAAATGGATAGAAATAATCCATTCCCCGAAAGGGAGTAACAACAAGGAATACAATAATCTATCAAGCACTTTGGGAAAACAAGCTCGCACAGCGACTTGACAGACCACAAAACTGGAAAGAGGTTAACGATGTAGTCTACTCAGACGCACAGACTTACAACTTTCCTTTAGTTTCACAAGCAAACGAACCAGCAGTTGCAACTCTTACAAACACCGCAGCAGGACGTTCAACACTTTCTAACGTTATTCCTTTCATTGACGTTACAGAGACAAACCAAACTCTATCAATCGTAACAGCTGAAATTGACTCAGTGTACCTAGACTACGCTGACCAAGCTCAATCTAACTACGCTAAGATGGCAGAAATGGGTAATCTTCTAGGAAAGAAAATCGGAGAGCGAGCAGAAGCTATCTCACTTGGTAACCACGCAGCTTGGACTAACATCGGAGACGTAGGAGCAGGAGCAGTAGGACTTTCAACAACAACACTTACAGTAACAGCATCAAACGTTGACGACATCGTTCGAGGAATTATTGAACAAGTGTATGTAGCTAACGGATTCAACCTTTACAAAGAAAAGGGTGGATTTATCACATGGAGACCAGCAGACTGGACTTTCATGACACAATTCATGCAAGCTAACGGATTCAATATGGCCGACTCATCTCTAAAGGATGGAGCATCTATTGGAGTTGATTATCTTGGATTGTACCACTACGTTTCAACAGCTCATACAGCACAGCACTTGTTTGCAGGTATACGAGGCGTACAAAAACTAGGTATTCTAAAGAGTACTTATGGTCGAACTTATGTAAATGAAATGCCAGCTTCTTCAACAGCAGGCTCACTTTCAGGTACACAAATCCACACACGTCTCGATTACGGACTACTTGTCCCAACTAACCTTCTTCCAACTATATTTGATGTAAATGTCGCATAATTTATTAACTAATCTATAAAATATATGGCAACATCAAAATTCGCAGCAAGTTTAGAACGACAAACAGCAAGACTATCGCCAGAGTTCGGGTCATTGCAAGTAGCTAAAGCTATTTACAACTTCGCAACAGACGGAGGAGCAGCCTCTCTTATTACTCCAAGAGTAACAACAGGGCTACCAAAAAACGCTATCATCGTAGGAGGAACAGTAAACTCTACAACAGCTTTTACTTCAGCAGGAGCAGCAACATTGTCAGTAGGAACCTCAGCAGGTTCTTCAGCTACATCTATACTCGGAGTTACAGCAAAAGGATCGCTTTCGCTTAACGCTGTTATAAATGCAGTACCAACGTTTGCAGGACCAGTAAAGCTGTCAGCAGCAGGTAACGTTACAGTTACTATCGGAACTACAACTGCAACAGCAGGAGTAGTAGAGATTACATTGTTTTACTTTGTAGCAAACGCTTAGTTTGTTCTCATCCTCAGCCCTTTAAAGAGGGTTGGGATATGAAAAGAAACACAACACAACCCAAAATAATCATCGCAGTACCTTGTTCTGATTCAATGTCTATGAAGGCTATGACGGCTCATGCTATTGGTTGTACTATTCTCGGAGCTAAAGACCTCGTCACAGACTTTCTCCTCCGTATATCTTGCGACATAGTCTCATCTCGCACATGGCTAGTAAACGAAGCAATCAAGAACGGAGGTACACATATCCTATTTGTAGATTCTGATATGCACTTCAACATGAGTACAGTTCACTCACTACTAGCACACAAAAAAGAAATTGTCGGCACTGAATACAATAAGAGAAAGTTTCCCCTAGAAGGAACATTTAAACCTATGACCGAAAGAAGTGAAACAGAGCTTTACGAGGCTAATTACGCAGGGATGGGCTGTATGTTGATAGACCTTTCTATCTTCGAGAAAGAGTGGGTAGATTCTGAAACAGGTAAAAAGCTACCGTGGTTTAACTTTGGGAGAGATTCACAAGGAAACTTGGCAATGGGTGAAGACGCATTTTTTTCTAACGCTGCAAGGGAGATGGGTATTAAAACCTACATTGACCCTACCATTAAGGTAAGACACCAAGGGGATTATTTTTTTTAGAAGTATAATAAATATATATGAAAGGAAAAAAAGGATTTCAAAAAGGACATGGGTGCTTCTGGTCAGAAGAAACAAAGCTGGCATTTTCAATGAAGACAAAAGGGAAAGTCTTATCAGAAGAACACAAGAAGAATATTGCAGAAGGCAACAAAGACAACAAGTCTGGTTTAATAAATGGTGAGAAAACAAGATTTGGAAACTACGGAAGAGTAGGACATAGCTGGACTGGCACAAAGAATGAGTACAGAAGTCTTCACAGGTGGGTGGAAAACATGTTAGGCAAACCTTGTGAGTGTTCACAGTGTGGTGTAGTGACTTATGGAAGACAAATACATTGGGCTAACAAAAGCAAAGAGTACAAAAAGGTTCTATCTGATTGGGTTAGACTTTGTGCAAAGTGCCATTATCAGTATGACTTTTATAAACTAACAACAAATTAACATGGCACTAGCATTTTCAGATAGTATAAACGGTTTAGGAATAGTACAGCAAGTACGAAGCTTTATGCGTGCAGACTCTAACCAGTGGACCACAGCAAAGATAGTGAACTCATGCAACAACTGGCTAGATACGCTCACAGGGTACGCTATAGGGGCGGATAGACGCTTCCAATGGGACAACACGAACCACACAGCACTCCCAGAGGGCACTACAACCTTAACTATTGACCAGACAGACTATTCTTTCCTTACAGACCAGCAAGGCAACAACATCATCACCCTTACAGGTATTTCAATATTAAGAAATGGTATTTATGTACCACTTATGCCAGTAGATAGAAACGACCCTAGTATTGATGCTTCAACCTTTGGGGTAAATACTGGTGTGGTAACTTACTACGATAAAATTGCAGATAACGTCATCAGACTGGACGCTAAACCAGAGGCAACAGTATCGTTAGGACTTAAATTCTTCTTTCAAAGAACCGCTCCTTCTTTTACAGCTTTGGACACAACCAGAACAACAGGATTCTCTCCTTTACTTGATAGAGGATTTGTTATTGCATCAGCGTATGAGGGGGCTATAACACTTGGGCTATCAAACATGCAAGCTCTTTCAGCAGAAATGCAAAAAGAAGAGAAGAAAATGATTCAATACTTCGAGGATAGAAACCAAGACGAAGAAAGAATATTGCGACCAATAGGGATAAGCTTTAGATAATATGTCAATCACAAACACCACAAAACCAAATTCTAGTATCGCTAACGCAACCAGAGTAGTTTCTTTTGAGACTTTTAATTCTAATACTACAACCTTTGATTCTGAAACTCGTACTTTTGACCAAATGGGAACAACAATGACGAATACAAGTCGGACATCGTCTACTATCACTAACACTATTAAACCAACATAATATGGCAGCAATTACACCATCAGTAGGTTCAGACGGAATCACAACAGCAAACTTCATGACGAAGAATAATACTAATCTTGCTAACTTAAACAGCGACAAGATAGAAACTTCTTTTATAGATACAGACACAACACTCGCAGCCAATTCAGACGTTAAAATACCTTCACAGAAAGCAGTAAAAACATATATTGATACATCAGGAGGTGCAAACGCAAGTGAAACAGAAAGAGGTATCAACCAAGAAGCCACAGACGCTCAAATGGTATCTGGTGCATCCACAGGTAGTACTGGAGCTAAACTCTTTGTAACACCTGCGAAGTTGGCGACGAGGATTGCAGTTGTAGCACCAGTAACAGATGTTCAAATATTTACTAATAGTGGAACTTACACGAAACCTACAAATGGTACAGCTAAAAAAATTCTAGTTCAAATGTGGGCGGCAGGAGGTTCAGGAGCATCTATTAATGGCACAGGTGGTGG